CCGAGCTACCCCGCATCCGTGAATGAGTTCCACGGGTGTCCCTACACCAACCCTACACCTGGAAGGTAAGATCGTTTACCAGGCGGGCCGTTACCTCACAGTGGGTTGTTAATCCACTGCCGCGTGAGGTACGTGCCAGCAGTACCGATGTTCACCCTGGATGCGAAATCCGGAGAGGAGGCATCGCGAGACTCGTCGTACGCATACCAATGCTTCCCTACAGAGCGTAGGGGCATATGGCAACGCACAACAGTCCTACGTAGCCACTCAAAATACCGGATATCATCCGCACCGGGGAGCTGGGGTCCTTCAATGTACTGGCGGCGTTTGTCACTCCAACTAAGGAATGACAGCTGTGAATGTACATTGCGGACGACAGCAGCTTTTACTTCCTCCCGCTGCAAAGCACGATTAGTGCGATGCGGAATCCGATAATTAGTCGGAGTGGGGGAATATAGCCGACCCTGAACTTCCTGCGAGAAAGCAGGAATGAACGGGCTACCATTGATGAGTTTATCAACAAGGTATCGGCGAAGCTGTGTAAACCCATATGACTCAGCCTGATTGGCCATGTCAATGAGCCCAGCGAAAACACCGGGAGAAACAGATGTGATACCCCTAGCCGAAAAATTTCGGCTAATCCTCATGGGCGTCACATCATGACCATCGTAGGCATCGCACCCGCAACTTTCGCGGAAATAGTGCGAACCGCCATATGTCTTCTCCTCGTTTGTGCGGAAACCGCACCAGCGAAGGTTGACAATCAGATCCTCGAGACAGAGGTCTGACACGATGATGTCATCTCCATACACGCGATAAGCAAACACTTCGTTTGCTCGCTCAGAATGTACTAGCTGAGTGGCGTGTACGTACTGCGCGGTACATTCCACGATCGCCGCGAAAATAAGCGTTTCTACAGGGAAGCATAACGCACTCCCCATAGGAGCAAATTTCGCCAAGACTCTCTTCCGTCCTGAAGGTAGAACTGTGCTCCTAGAGCGCAGGGCTACCAAGTAGGGATAGAGAGGCGTACCGTGGAATACCCGTTTCACCAAGTCATACGACACAGAATCGCTAGCCGCTGAAAGATCAACGGTTGCGCTCCTGCGCGTACGACTTGCCTCTAGTGCTGCAACCCGCTGTTTCGTCTGATCATTGAGATCAATACGATGGCGGAGATACGCATGCTTCGCGATATACTTTCGCACAGCGCGATCAACGCCCTTCTGAAAATAAAGAAGGGTAGCTGGCTCTTTCGAGATGACCCGCTTAGTCCTCATGCTTTTCGGCACGAAGACAATCTGCGAGTCGCGCGACGTTACAACGTCGGCTCTAAGAGGAACATACGTATGCACATCGAGGCCTGCGAAATGTTTGAAGACGTACTCCATCAAGGCATCGGGTGCAAGCAACCGATACTTCGAGTAAAGGGTACGATCTCCTACCATCTCGGCGACGGTACCTGGTCCATGGGACGGGAGGAAATTCTCCTCCCCTAATGAAAATCCCCGAACCAGCCCCGCATCACGTTGTTTAATTGCGCAACGAATGCATCGGGGTAATACCGCCACTCTAATTCCAGCTCCTGACTCTCATACGCAGCCTCTAATTCGTCCTCCATCGAAAGATCGGAGAGCGTGAGGTGCGTCATAAAGCACATGAACTGGTAGAGAGGGTAAAACGAATCGTAGGAAAGGGTTGTAAGGTGCAACTCAACTGCGTCAACTACCGGAGCGAAGAACAATTCGGCAACTGAGCCGAATGCTTCCACAAGAGGATGTTTAAAGTCCTCGAAAGAGCCATAAGCTGGAGAGAAAACATTCTCCCCATTGGAATCCGTGAATCCCTCACAAGAGAGAGCACGGAGCCACATCATGGCTTTCGGTAGAAATGCGGACAGTGTGTCCACATCGACGTGCACGAGAGCTTTCGCCCACGTAACGTGAGATGCACGGTCACCCAAACCTGGGTACCGATTGGAGAGATCATCTAGGACCATAGCACAGAGAACGATTGCCTCTGTAAAAGTTTCATGGTCCCGACACGACAGGGGATGTCCCCGCCAAGATGTCTCGGCGCACCTTAGCCGAGCTAAGACGTCTTTCCACTCTTCAACAGAATGGTTAATGGTTTCGGACATGATACCTCCTTCAGTTACCGGAAAGTGGTGGAGCAAGAGTAACTTGGGTCACCGTCGAAGATTCGACATATGACCCATTCGACAGTTTGTACATCTCACGGCGTGTAAACACGCTATGGGTCGTACTAACCATCGGATTGCTACTGCTCACATCCCTCACATCCAGGATGAGTGATCCGCACGTTGCGAGCGCCAGAAGGGCACCCGCTATGATAACGACTTTCTCAAGCCGTGTCATGGCCAGGCCTAAGCCTGGAGCTTCGCGAGGATCCCTCGCTGAAGTGCGCCCAATCCCGTACTGTTAACCGTGCCACGTTCGAACAGGCACGATACAGCTCGTTCGGTCAGCACCAACGCCTGAGCGGCGGTGATGTTACCGTACGTAGGGAGGTCGAGAGTAATCCCGACCCGCACTGGGATGAGCTTCCTGTAAGTTGCATCACCTGAGTCGGTTTCGACCCAGGTCTGACGCAACTCGATCAAGGTTGACAGGCCTGATCGGACGGGCAAATACGCCGCCTGGTCAATGCCTGTACCGGAGTAAATGTCCTTCTTCGCACGTTGCGAGAACCGGACAGTCTCCGCTTGATCCGTCGGAGTGGTAACATTGGTGAAGACGACCTCGCCGGGCTGGCTGGTGCGGACACGATAGTCCGTAAACCAATTCAGCCCTGGCACAGGTACAGTCATAGCCGTGCTACCAGAAAACGCGGTATCAGTAGGGCCAGTGACTATAGTTTTAGTCATGACTCTCCTTTCTTGCTGCTTTAAACACAGCATAAAGGCCTTGGGATTATTCCCAAGGGCTTGGTATTGTGGGACCCGAAGCTCTGTACCATTAGAAGATTAAGCAGAATTCTGCTAAATGATCTTCTGAACGATGAGAGCTGGTCCCTCGGCCCAATGTGTATTGGCGCCGACGTTGACTCCGACTGATACAGGAGGTAAAGGTAACTGTTCTTGAATCCACCGGTCATAGTACTTGAATTGCACCTGACCGGTCACCCCTAATGATGGGGTCCAGAAGTGAGAAAGAGATGGCTCCCATACTCGTTTTTGTGAGGTAACCGTGTAGTAGATCGGGAAATATTCCAGATCCAACCGCTCGTCAACCTCAGAAAACGTCTTAGACAAATTAACAACTCTGTCTAGGACGAATGAGTATGGTACAGCGTCCCATAGCATTTCGAGCGAGGGGTACACACCCCACGATTTAGCTCGAGCTATTTCGGACATAATCGAGCCTATGGCACCTGTCGGGAACGGAGCGCACTCTACCGTCAAGGTAGCTTGCGACGTGATCGGGGAACCATAGGGGCCATCTACAATTGAAGACCGTCGGGCATGTAGGCGCTGGGGTGTCCCAGCTACATTTCGTAGCTTGACAATTCCAGCGAAAACTGCTCGGATATCCCGGACCGTAGGCATAACGCCATACGAAACTCCGAGATACGCACTTGCGAGGGCCTTGCTATCAGTAGGTATTCTCTTAAACAACAGAGGCCACCACCTGGCAGCAAGTTTTCTCTCCACGATCCGAGCTTTCCTCATAAACGAGGCAAAGTTGGACCATGAAGAAATGTCCTCACGCATGCGTAGGATATCTACAATAGTAAGCAAAATACTACTGTCGACGGCTTTCAAAGACTGACATACGTCGTGCCCTAGCTGACCATAGTCCGGTGGATCTGGACTCATAGCGAATGCCGACGCGACGTAGTGGACAAAACTACCACTACGAAGCGATGACACAACGCTATCAGCTAGTGCAACGGCGTCGCCCATTCCCACATCGTTAACATTCGTGTGAACCGTAACTGGTTCTCCGAAATCAAACGGTGCGGTATAGGGGAAACAGAGCAGTGGTGCCACGGCTCGGACGGAACCTGGGAAAAGATACTCAGGACCGCACGAGCCAACACTAGCAAGAAAGAACTTGCTAGTCTGCACAGTGTAATGATTCTCAGCATCTAGCTGAATAATCTGACACACATATGCAGGTGGCGTAACCATCAACTCCCCCGTATCCATGTTCTTCACGCTAGAACCAGACCATGTACTCTCGTACACGGCACGGTACCCGTCGAAGGTTATTGTCTGTTTTACGCTAAAGGCCTCCACGACAAACGTGTGGTGGTCCCCAACGGAACAGACATATTTTGACCTAGGACGGTGCGTAAAGGACGACGACGAGTGGCCCCAAGGGACAACGATCCCCTTAAGCCCACTTGCAGTCAATCCGGGGTTACCACACACTATCAAGCCGGAGGCGCCGAGATGTTGAACATCACGGTCTCCAAGCTTTCCCCATTTCTGATCACCTTGCTTAATCCATCCGAAACGGACGGACTGCTCGGTAACCAGAGGGAAACCAGCATCCGGGTCGACACTCAGCAAGAACTGCGGAACGTCGATTGGGACGCCTGGAAGTGGCCCTACAGGTATGGTCGAAGTTGGCCAGTACCCGATATGGGCATAGTGGTAATGCTTCTCAGTTAAACTCACTACTGTGATCAAGAACCTTTCACCTCCAATCGGTCGAAAAGTCGGTACACCTAGGTGTACCAGCGCGGGTCCCCCTTGCG